AATCGAATTTTCATCGTATTCTCTCTGGATTACTTGATATACATAATTTTTATATTAAACAGTCGGATACACAAATGTGTAGTTATGTAAATGATTGGTCTGTTACTAATAAGACGTTTAATTATCTTAAAGTGCTTTTTGAAAAAATTACGATAAATTTTATATATCTTGTAATATATTTTAAAAAGATAATAATACCATTTGAATATGATTTTGAAAACACGATAGTATATAAAATAATATCAAAAATAACACACGATATTTTTATCATATTATTGGAAACATATTGTTTGTAAGTCTACTTCGTAAAAAAGTAAAACTAATACAATCCTTTTTTATTTTTTCTGGTCTTTTTACCATAAAAGTCAAAAAAAGGCTTTCTTGCTTTTGCCTTTGCCTTTGTTTTTTTCTTTTTCTTTGTTTCTGGTTTTTCCTTTTCTTCTGTTTCTCCAGAACTTTTTTGATCCGGTTTATAATTTAAAAACCATTCATCAAGTGCCGCCTTGTTTTTGCTTTGCTTTAGTTCTCTGTATTTTGCCGCCTTTTCAGCTCTCATTTCCTCTACCGATTCTTGGTGTCCATAACATATTATACTAAAGCGTTTTAATAATCCTTTTTGCTCTAATCGATTTTTCTGTTGTACTTCAAATAAAAATTTGGACATACATAATATTCTCTCTGAAAACTCATTATAATAAGGTCTTTCAACATATAAAAACGCCAAATAAAAGCTCAACATAGTATCTATGGTTGCTATTTTCACTTTTTGACCTTTTATAAAGAGCACATTATAACTGTGACACGCAATTGGCTTATAAATAAATGCGATCGTATCCTTCCCCACTTTGATTTCATAATGTTCCGGGACTATTTCACCCGCCGGCTCGTGTTTTACTATTTTACAATTAGTTATACCAATGTCCTTTAACCGCTCCTTCACTATTTGCGCTGTTGTTTCAGGTTCGTGAGAAAGCACATCGAAATCGGCTATTTTCTGTAAACGCCTTTGTAAATTCCTTGGCATATATTGAGAATAGAGAGAAATCGCAAACCCGCCAAAAAACACCACACCTTGATTAATAAATGTGCTTTTAACATTTTCGTAAATGGCGTCTTCATTTTTCTTATCTGACATTTCTCTTTGAAATTCTACTTTGTCACAATTTATAGTGGTTAAGGGATAGTTTTTATTGAGAAGACTCAAACGTTTCAGAACCTTTTCCCACCTGCTTATATCTCCTGCGGGTCTCGACAATTCTAAATACATCGACATTCTCAGGAAATTTGGTGACGCATATAGAATGCCTGCGACCCTTATCGAATCTTTTTTCAAAGCCATAAATATTTCCTTGGGAATCTGTGTTATGTCGGCAACCGGTATAAAATTAACGTATACTTTATAAGTGCCGTGATGCTGACCGGCTTTGGCCTCTACTTCGGTGAACCCTTTTTTATAATAAATATCTGCTAATTTCTTCGCCTTTTCTAAAGCGTCATAAGAGAAAAAATCATAATCAGGTATTTCTACATCGGTGTTATAAAATTTGTCTTCTTCAGGTAAAATATTATTAATCGCAGTTCCACCATAACATATTAAATCCTCCGTTTTAAGAAAATCCTCTACTACATTGATTATTTTTTGTATATCTTCTGAATTTGCGATTCTTTTGCCCATTTTTTCCTCTGCTTGATCTACAGCCATACGCAAAATCGCCATTTCACAATCACTAAAATTTAAATCTTTACATATTTTTTGCTTCATATATTAATATATTAATATATATAAATATATAAAATATAAAATTGATATAATATTTATTTTTTAATAAATAGTATAATAATAAATAAAATGGATAACAACAACTATGTTAATGAATTTTTCCAAAAATTTGGAAAAGGAGTGTCAGGTAGAAGAATTGCTAATGATTGTAAAAAATTATACGAAAAATACCCCAACTTTTTATTATCAAATAATTCTGGGAATGTCGAATTAATTGTTATTGAAAATGAAGAAAATTATGGCTTCATTTTTGATAGATCGTATCCTTTTATACCTCCGAAAATATATTATAACGGTAAATCCTACTTGGATTTGTTGAGAATAACTGATAATGATGAGAGAAAAATAGTTCGGAAATACAAAAAAAAAGACTGTTTATGTTGTGATTCTTATGATTGTCCAGATAATTGGTCACCTTCTATAAATTTAACCAGTATTGTTGACGAAATTAAAAATATAGTTAAATTTAAAAAAGCAATTGTTCATATTTTGTTAGCAGACAAAATAAAAGAAAAATATTTAATTGATGACATTGACATCAACTCATATTTAATTTAAATTAATTAATTAGTTATTGTTCATTTTTCCAAACTTTTATCATTTCGGTTGCCCAATCTGGTAGTTCATTTGGATTTTCTTCAAATCGTTCTATTATACATACCTGAACCTCTTTCCAACTGAAAATTCTTATTTCTGGTGCTTTATAAGGGTAATTTCCAAGTATTTTTATTAATTTAGGTTTAATTATGTCATCTGCCGGTATAAATTTTAACATTTCAGTTACAACTTTTATAAAATTACGTGTTGACATTTTATAATTTTTATATTTTTATATCTTTATATATTTGTAATTATATAACTTTTTACATTTGGAAACTATAATAATCGCTACTAACATTACGTGTGGCGTAACTATAATTGGGGTTTTGAGGTTTAGGGTCAGCGATTGTTATCGGCGTGTATCGGAGTGCCGCGGGTTTCAAAGCAAACGCAGAACCGGTTCTATCAAAAAACATTGCATTTTCTTCGAGAAAGTTATCCACGTATTGATAACGCATTGCAATCATTTGACAACCGTATGTTCTACATAAAAGCCCACTTGGGTTTTCTGGATTGGTGCCGTTGTCCGGGAATACAATTGTCATATTATTTCTGTTATAATTTGTTAGCTCATCAGCGTCGTGATTATTCTTAACATCATAATAATTATATGCTCTCATAAAAACCGAATTACTTGTTAAATTGACATACTCCATAAACTCTTTGCTTTCTAAAAAGGCGTTATTATTATTGCTGTTTTTTTCTACTATCAAAATTATTTTGTTTTGAAATTTTAATAATGGAACTGTTCCTAAATTGGTTCCCTCACTTTCAAAACTATATTCTTTTCCAAGCATCACAGAATCATATGCTTTAAAAATTGTTGCCATTTTTGAATATGTTTTTTGATGATTACTTTTAATACGTAAATGAATTATAATTGGGTCTGTCGGATTCGGACATGTGCCTCCTGAAAAAGCATAGCTATTGATTGTTTTCATAACATCGGCAAAATTAACCGAATTAAATGTTTCTTTAATGTAAACACTATCTTGTGTGCTTGTTGCTACAACCGGTTTACCATCAACCAAATACACTTCAAAATCTAAACATCGGACGCCTTGTTTTATGACCGATTTCAACACATCAATACTTACAAAATCATTTTTATAAGAACCGCCTGAACAAGCGTTATATGCTGTTTTTATATAATAATCATATAAACAACCGGAACTATCTGTAGCATTTGCTGAAATAGGTCTTATATTACCATCGACAGACGGATATAAATCATTCATATAATTAGTGTTAGAATTGTTGAGTTTAGTCAAATAAATAATATACCATATCGCTAATACCAATAAGATTAACGTAAATCCAATAATCATATAAGACGCAAAATTTTCATCCATATCTTTTAGGTTGCTTAAATAACCTGTTGAGGTGCTTGACATTAATCTAATATATTATGCTATTTTTTTTAATTTTTAATTTTAAAAATATTTAGGATGAATTTATCCCCACTTTTATATTTAGAGATAAAAATGTTTAAATATAATACTTGTATATAATATAAAGATGCCTCGACTTTGTGATTTTGAAACTTGTAGAAAACAAGCAAGCTATGGAGAATATTATGGTAAGCCCTTACGATGTAAAGACCATAAAGAAGAATATAAATTAGTTAGTCAATTATGTCAAGAAGATAATTGTAAATTATACCCAGCTTTTAATTATGAAAATGAAGCAAAATCAATTTATTGTTTCGGACATAAAAAGGAAAATATGATAAATAAACATAAAACTTGTAAATTTGAGCATTGTAAAAAACAACCGTACTATAATTTTGTTGATGAAAAAATTGGAATTTATTGTGGTGAACATAAGCTTGAAAATATGGTAAATGTTACTAGTAAAAAGTGTGAGTATGAAAAATGTAATAAATGTGCTATTTGTAATTATGAAGGTGAGAAAATAATGCTTTATTGTGCTGAACATAAACTTGAAAATATGGTAAATATTAAATCAAAAAAATGTGAATATATAGATTGTAAAACTCTTCCTATTTATAATTATGTAGGAGAATTAACAGCTATCTATTGTTGTGAACATAAACTTGAAAATATGGTTGATATAAAACATAAAACTTGTAATTTTGAAAATTGTAAACTAAGACCAAATTTTAATTATAATAATGAAAAAAAGGGATTATATTGCTATGAACATAAATTTGAAAATATGATTGATGTTATACATAAAACTTGTAATTTTGAAAATTGTAAAATAAGACCTCATTATAATTATATCAATGAAACAATACCTATTTATTGTGCTGAACATAAGCTTTTAAATATGATAGATATTATAGGGCATACAAAATGTAAGGCTAATTTTTGTTTAGGTGCAAGAGTAAATGTAAAATATAAAGGTTATTGTCGTAATTGTTATCAACACTTATTTCCGAATGACCCTTTAACCTACCAGATTAGAAGTAAAACGAAAGAAATTGCTGTTAGAGATTACATAAATCAAAATTTTAAAGGATTTCAGCACGATAAGCCATTATGGAGTGGTAATTGTGATTGTACACATAGGAGAAGAATAGACCATCGTGTTTTAATTGGAAATACTCTTTTATGTATTGAAACAGATGAAAATCAGCATAAAAATTATGATACAACAGATGAAGAAATTAGGTATGATGATTTGTATATGTTACATTCCGGAAAATTCATTTATATTCGGTTTAATCCTGATAAATTTAAGAATAAAAATGGTAAATCCTTAAATCCTATGCTATATACTCGTTTGCCTGTTTTAAAAGAAGAAATTGAAAAACAAATAGAGAGAATAAAAAATGAAGAAAATATTGAACTATTAGAAATAATTAAATTATATTATAATGAATAAAGAATTAAAAAATCAATATATATTATACATAGCATGCCTGGTGGATTACTTAATTTGGTTTCAGAAGGACAACAAAATATTATATTAAATGGAAACCCAGAGAAGACATTCTGGAAAGCAACTTATAAAAAATATACTAATTTTGGAAAACAAAATTTCCGATTGGATTATGAAGGCACACCAACACTAAACTTAACAACTGAATCTACGTTTGTATTTAAGGTTAAGAGATATGCGGATTTATTGATGGACTGCTATATTTCTGTAGCTTTACCGACAATTTGGAGCCCAATTTATCCTCCTCAAGATGTTCCTCAAGAAGATGGCTCAACTGTGTATACCGATTGGGCGCCATATGAATTCAAATGGATAGACAATATTGGGGCTCAGATGATTGACCGTATTACGATCACTTGCGGCAATCAAAAATTACAAGAATATTCGGG